TATATATATAATATATACTCTAATTTATCTAAATCATACATATAAAAATTACTATCCATTATGCAGTTAGTGTTATTTTTATTAATATTCTTATTTAGCTTTAATATACTTTTATCACTAAAAACGTATTTATTTATATACATCAGAGCGGCATTCCATCTGCTCTGCGGTTCTTTGGTCATATCTTCGATATTGTGTTCTTGGCAGAATTGCGATAAATAAAGCTCTATGTCATTCTGAAATACTTCTGGCGTGTCTAGCGTTTCCTGTACTTTCTCCATGTGTTCCCCTTTCTGCTAGATCTGCTCCAGCTAATTAATTTTATATATCTAATAACATAAAAATAACCCGATAACAATATTAATATTATCGGGTGTAAATCTTATATATTTAATTATTAGCATAATAACACAATAAATATAATTAATCAATAGGCATTAAAAAAGCGATGTATAACAGATATACACCGCCTAAACATTATGTATTATATATTAATTGTTTAACAGCTCTTCTTTTAACTCATCAGAATATAAATATTTATTCATTCGCCGGAGCTGTTCCAGGTTTTCAACTTCCACAGCTTCAAAACTATATGGGCACGCCATCCCGTCATATGACTTTATCAAGTACGCTTGCAAGTCATCTACATCTTGGAGCTTTTCCCACTCTTCCCAATTAGTTACCGTTTCTTCTTCCTCTGGCTTAAAAAGTTCTTTCAATTCCTTGAATGTGTACAAAACGCATTCACTTTGTGCGTTTCTTTCATTCTTGTCAATAATCGTATATGCTTTCATATCGTCCACCTTTAGCCTTTCTTATAAACATATATGGCAGGTTGCCACTTCTTCGCCATCTTTAATCTCTGGCAATTCAACTATTCGCGCGCCTCTGTTATCTGTTGCATATGTGCTTGGGTAACTTTTTGAATTAATAACCGCAGCTATATATTCCCTTTTCTGTTCGTCTTTCTTGATTGCTAAAAATAATCTCATATTCTGCACCTTCCAGCTTTCGGCTGTCCTTTCTTAATTTCTGTAATTATAATAACACATGCAATACATAAATGCAATACATAATTGCATATTTTTTAAAATTAAAATGGGCATTCTGTGGAGCTGTCGCCGTTATCCTTTGGAGCTGTCGGAGCTTCCAAGCGTTCCAGCTCTGCAAGTACTAATTCATTGACGAATCCGTTAATTGTTAGCCCTTGCGCCTGTATGCGTTCTTTTGTGCCTTTTGGGAGTGTTACGCTTATGCGGTCGTAGCTTTCTTTTATTCTTTCGTTTTGTGCTTTTACGCGCCTTTTATAGTTTTCTAATGCCTTCATATCGTCCATATATTTATATCTCCTTATTAATATAATCTATTGCAATATGTATATAAATAATATTGCCTTACATAACTATATATTAATTGTGTTAATATGTCAATCGTGAATTACATTTATTAATTGCAATAATAAAGGTATTACATAATATAATAATATTGCAATATTTTAAAATTATGTATTGCATTTATGTAATGTATATGTTATTATAATCTTGCAAATAAAGAAAGTGAGGGCGCAAACATGGATAAACAATACAGACTTGTAACAGAAAGCGGAAAAATTTTATTAGGTGGCGAGACATACAGCCGCCGAGGAGCTGAAAGCTGGTTTGATGGTTTCAATGGAATCTATGAGGATGACGAAACAGGAGCAGAAGAAAGAATATACATTAAGGAGGTAACAGAATGATAATAGGGTTATTAGAAAATGGTAATAAATGCGTTTACGATTTGCCGACGGAAATTAAGACAGCAGCAGAGTTTAAAAGCCTTATTTGTGGCTATAACAACGGGCGCATGGCGGAAAGCCAGAGAGAAGAACTTTATAATCAGCCTAAACTAAAAGGTTTAAATGGTCCGATGTGGAACGGCTGGGGAACTCTTAAAAGCACAGGCGAAACAGTCGCAATTATTCGCTATGAAAAGCCTTGCAGATTTTAGCCGAAACGCTCCGGTTTGGAGCGTCAGCCGCGGGATGGTCGCCCGGCTCTGATGATGGCAGACCAGAAAGGGAACGATATGACAGTTACAGAAAGAAAGATAAATGTAGAGGATTTAATAAGCTTTGAGGAAATCGCAAAAAAGCATATAGCCGGGGAATATTTAGCAATCGGCAACAATGGAAAAAGTTATCATGCTTCATACGTTCCGAAATATAAGCCATCTGGCGTGATGTTCTTTTGCATTCCGCAAAGCGTTGAAATTTTGGGATATTTAGAAATTGTTTAAGTCGAAACCGCCACTTTTGGCGGTCTGGTGTAGGGTTGCAACCTTACCATTGATGAGACAAGCGCACAATGAAAGGATGGTTGATATTATGAAAACAATTAAACTACAAGGAATACACACACCACAAAAAGCAATTCCGGCGGCAGAATTAAAGCCGGGAATGGTTACAGTTTGGAATTATGGTTACACTTCCACAGTCAAAAGCATAGAGCCAACAAAGAGCGGAAAAAGCGTTAAATGCGTTATTATTTCCGACGAAAGCGGAAATGAACACGCTAGAACAATGCGAGCTGATAGGCTTGTAGGAGTTAAAGAGGAAGAGCCAAAAAGCCCTATTGATAAAGCACTAGCAAACAGAGCTAAAACATACGGCGGTATTTATAGCGATGTCGGCACAGCATTAGACACTTTTAGTACTTCGGAGCTTGCAGAATATTATATACAACGCTTCGGCGATAGTGCATTACGATATTTTATTGAGCAGGGAATAATTGCGGCAGAAATTAGCAAAGAAAAAGCAGCAATATAATAGCAAGGTTGACACGCTTCCGGGGTTCGATTCCCCGGCTTGCTCTCGCTATAAATGATTGATTTTTATAGCAATAAATGATATATTATTATTAATTTCTACTTGGTAGATTAAAATAGTATATCTTTATTTATTAATTTTTAAAAAATGGAGGTATAAGAGCATGGAATGGTACGCAGACAGAGAGGTTACAAGTAAGGAGAGAGAAGCAATTGACGAAGCACTAAGTCTTTTTAATTGCGACTTAAGCGATGACGATATTCAGAGATGGATAGATGACGACACTATATCCTTAAATACATGCAGAAACGGTCGTGATGTTGTCTGGATCCTGTTAGAAGATAATAACGAAGCGTGCATATATGTCGATAATCTGAAAAAGCTTACCAATGAAGAAATCAAAAATCAGCTTCTTTAAATATGTACTAAATCATAAGCAAGGCAAAAAGCCTTGCTTATTTGTACGCAACAAGGAGAAAAAATGCGAAAAATAAAATGCGATTTAACAAAACAAAAATTTCCACATTTCACGGTCTTAGAACCTGTACATATCGAATATAAAAACAAAAACGCTCTCCGTTGGAAATGCCTGTGTGAATGCGGCAATATTTTTTATACACAAACAAGCGCGATAACATCGCAGAAAATAAAAAGCTGTGGTTGTTATCAAAAAAAATACCAAAAAGAAAAACATCTCGGCAAAGGGTGCGTAAAAATTGGCGATAAATTCGGCTTACTTAAGGTTATTGGTACAGAAATCGGTAAAGATGGCAGAACACAATATATTTGTAAATGTAAATGTGGGAATATAATAACCTTGCCTATTTCCCATTTAAAGAAAAGATATTCTTGCGGCTGTCTTACAGAGGACTACATACCAAATAGCAATGTTAAAGCAGAGAGTCTTGTACACTTAGGAAAGAAAACCGCAAGAAATACGAGTGGTTGCCCTGGTGTTTATTGGCGCGGAGATAAACAAAAATGGCAAGCTAGAATATACTTCAATGGCGTAAATCATCATTTAGGATATTTTGTGACTAAAGATAGTGCTATTAAAGCCAGGCAAGAAGCAGAAAACGATATATATAACAGATATTCCGATATTATCGAAGAGATGCCAAATAAAAATAATGCGTTTAGCAAAAAATAAATCAAAAACAAATTGCCTTGCATTGAATTTAAAAGCGTTTTAAGGCTGTTTTGTTTCGTAGGTTTATAAGTCTACATCGGCGCAATAAAACCGCCGTACAGGGCAAATCACAAAGTTACAAAGCCAAAACAAGCACGAACCGCAGCCGGTCAAGTTTATATAATGCACTTTAATCTGTTAAAGTTTTTCATCAATTTTTCAGGGCAAATTTGAACAAAATCGGGAGCAAAAATTGAAATTCTGTGTAACCGATTTTTGGATTTCAAAATTGAAAGTGACGGGGGTATTTGAAACGGCGCATTATAATTTTGTGGGAAAATTTTTCAATTTTTAAAGTACGATTTGAACGAAATCCGAACCGGATTTTGAAAATTGTCAAAATCGAAATTGCGAATACAAAATGCTATACCTGGGGGCGTTCAAAAAATTTCAGTTTATTTTTTCTGACAACATTTTTCTGTATAAATCAATGCTTTACTTGAATACCGGCATTGACTAAGCTCATATATCAATAGCTCCTTAGTCATAGTCGGATTAGTCCTTTGGATTATTTCTAATAACTCATCAATACTCATCATCCCACTCTCCTAACTGCCCCTAAAACCATATCAACAATGTCAAATACTTCATCGCCATAAGTTGCTACAAAATCACACAATATTTCTTCCTGTTCGATAGGCAAATACACATCATAGGACATACAGATTGCATGGCATACTTCATGTATCAGCACTTTGCGTTGCATAAATCCACGCAAGGCGTTTGACAGATAAATTGTATGTGTATTTCTATCAGTTACACCTAAGCTGATTGTGCCGTCTGACCGCTTTAATTCACCCGAATTTGAATTTTTATATTGCACTTGCCACATTGTGCCATTAATGCTAAAAATCATCTGTATGCTCCTTTCTAAATAAAACAGGCTATGAATATTGCTACTCATAGCCCTTAAAATCATATCTTAGATACAAGAGTACTTAATTTTGTTCTAAGCAAGTTCTTCTCTTCTGCCGACATATCAGCCACCATACCTGTAATATCGCTTGCAAGTTCCTTAGTGTAGCTGTCAAGTGACTTCATCTTGTGTTCCTTATCTTCTGGCGTGTTATTCTTGTGCATTTCCTTAGTTTCTGTGTAGTTTCTCTTTGCTCTGTCATAACTGCTTTCAGACATTGGCTCTGTATAGTACATCTTGCCATAATCTCTATCCATATCCCTCATATGCTCTGCTTCTGGGTACATGTGCATATAAGGTGGTTCTTCATATCCTCTGCGATATGTCCCCTTGCCTTTCGGTGCAAATCTGCCATTTGCATAGCGGTAATGGTCATAGTATCTTCTGTCCGGATAATCTTCATACTGTTCAAGCATACGCATAATGTCTTCGTTATCTTCTGACTTTTCCATAGCTTCAACAATTCTGTAATCCTTGTCAAAACAAGCTATGTTTTTCGCTATTTCTGTAAAATCCTTTAAATCGTCAAGGTTCTGCCCCTCAAAATTGTCAATTCCAATGCCGTCAACTTTAGCCTTGACACATTCCATAATCTGTTTAGCCCATTTATGCATAATATCAAGCCTCCCTTACTGCAATCAAATTACTGTTCTGTACTTCAATAGCCTGTGCTGATGTATTCTGCACCGCTACTGTACTGCAACAGCCACAAGGTACATCAACATATGCCTGTGCTGATACGTTAAATAAATTTTCAACTGCGGCTGGTGTTACAATCATTCGTGTTGACTGTAAAGGTTCTCCGTCTACTGCAATGGCAAGTGATATAGCTTCAACTGTACCACCTGTAGGTATCTGAATGTTTCCGCTATAAGATACTAAAAATCTTGCCTTGCACTGATTTGTAATACCTCTTAACTTGATAATTCCGCTTCCCTGTCTGTGGACTATACATTTGCTACCGCATACCGGTGTTTCTGTAAATGCAACATCTTCTCCGGCGGCGACTGTTTGTAATGCAATTCCTGTTATTTCCATTATCTTTACCTCTCTTTCAAAAAAAATAAGGGCAAACATTATAGCCTGCCCTTTGATTATAAGTAATACTGCTTAGCAGACATAATCGAGTTAAACTCAATTAAGATACTCAATTATTCAGTTTTAGCAGCCACATCCTGCATTGCAACCACATCCATAAGCATAAGCATTAGGATTAGGAACAACATAGGCTGGAATAGCTGTAGGATTTACAGAGTTGACAATCTGCTGTGTCTGTGCTGTCATTGCAGTAGTCAGAAGTGCATTCTGTCTATCCTGTGAAGCAGAAAGCTCAAGTTTCTGTACCTTATCTCTCAAATCTGCATTTTCCTTTGTACATAAGTAATCAAGAATAGCTCTTGTTCCTGCCTGCTGGCTGTCAATAATATCTCTTGTATTATTGTTCATTGTATTCTGCAAAGCGCAAGTGTTAGTTGCCATGTTGTAGTTTACACCCTGAATGGCTTCCCTTGTCTCGCAGCAACAGTTAGCAAGCTGCGCCTGTAAAGCGTTGGTATTCTGCATATTAGCGACTGTATCAGCGTTAATAGCCTGCTGAATGCCATAGCCGGTCTGCATGATATTTGTGTTAATACCATTAAAGCCGGTAAGCATACTGTTGTTCATAGCATAGAAGCCATCACAAAGTCCGTTGGAAATGCCATCTAACTTGCTGATAACTGCGGAATTATCAAATCCTCTCTGAATATCAGCCTGTGTAGCCGCTGTCGCAACATAGCCACCGCCATTGTTGCCACCAAAACCGCCAAATCCACCATTACCCCATCCAAAGAGCAAAGCAAATACGACAATTATCCAAAGCCATCCACCGTCAGTCCAGCCGCCGTTATTGCCGTTGCCGTCAATGTTTGCGACTAATGGTACGCTGGCACAATTTGAGTTTGAAAACATATTGTTACCTCCTAAAAATATATTCATAAAGATGTCACCTAGGTAGTTTGCAAAGACATCTAATATGCTGCTAATTACCAAATCTACTTTTTATCTGATTAAATACATCATCTGCATTTAATCCCTTTTCTTTGCATAAATTTCTAGCCATCTGTTCTATGCCTTGCATATTGCCCTGCTGTGCCATCTGCATAGTGTTTTTCATCATAGGATTGCTCATAATCTGATTATTTCCCATCATCTGCTGTATAAACTGTTGCGGACCAGCTTTCATCATCTGAAAAATGTTAATTGGGTTCATTCTTCATCACCGCCTTTGCTTTGAGTTCTTGAAGTTTTTCTTTGTGTTCCTAAAGATTTATCAAATCTATCTTCCAACTGCCCTATTTTCTCTGATAATTCCTCAAACTTATTTAAGAATAGCTGTGTGCTTTCGTCTGATAGGGTAAATTTAGCGTTTTCTGCGTTAGACATAGAATTTACTGTCTGATTATCTTTAGGGTCTGTATAAGGCTTATACACAATCGTTCTAATTGTTCCGTCGGCATTCCAACCCTTGACATAAATCTCCGACATATCCTGTTTCGGGAAAAAAGCCATACTGCCATCCATAGGTACTTCATTAGCGTTAATATTTTCAACTGCCTGTACTATTCTTCCATTAATGCCTGCTATCTGCTGCGGCATAGGTTGTTGATTTGCTAAGGACATTTGTGTCCCTGCCACTGGCTGTTGTAAACTCTGCTGATAACTTTGCAAAAAGTTCATTCTATCCGCATATGGATTCTGCATAGGCATATAATTATTATTCATCATAGGTGTTGTCTGATAAGGATTGTTTATCATCTTCTACCTCCTCCAAGACTTCTTCAATTGCGTGGATAACAAGAGATAATGTTACTAAGTCAAGTTTCTGCAATTCTTCTTTGCACAAGATTTTTTCTCTAACTTCGTCTGAAAACATGCACATTACCTCTCTTTCTGACTTAATTTTTACACAAAAAAAGACGGATTAACCGTCATGTTTCCGACAGTTATCCGCCAAAAATAAGCAAAAAATAACGCCATTACGGCGTTTGCTAAACTTCTATGATTACTTTCTTGATTACCTCTTTATTTTCCTGCAAAAAGACGATGTTCAAAAAATCTCCTTTCATTCAGTGTTTATGCGGGTTTGCAGTGTTTCTTCTCCTTGAAAAAATAGCAGGGGATGAGAGAATCGAACTCCCACCAAAGGTTTTGGAGACCCCTATCATACCATTTGACCAATCCCCTATCTTTAAGGAGAAGGATTGTTCCTTCAAAACTGCACATTAAATATATCATACCATATCTGTCTTTGCAAATACTTTTTCATCCGATTACTCTTAAGAATAACTCTCTTTGTTCTATCCAAACCGTCTTAAC